TCCCTGGCTCCGTCATAGAGGAAGCGTGGGCGGTCTCATGGCTGTGAACATCAATCGCCCGTGCTACTGCAACCGGGACGACGTGAAGCGGGCGCTGGATATCGAGGGCCTGACCGCGACGTCGAACGACCGCCTGGACCGGGCTATGACGACGGTGGCCGAGACGATCGATAGCCAGATGCACCGCGTGTTCTACCCGCTGGATACCAGCCGTTTCATGGACTGGCCGAACTACCAGTACGCCTACCCGTGGCAGGTGTATTTCGAGCAGTGGGATCTGGTCGTGGCGACGGCGATCGAGTCGCCGCGCGGGACTGCCGTGGCGTTGAATAACGTGTTCCTCGAGCCGGTGAACCGGAAGCCGGGGTTCCCGTTCGAGTGGATGGAACTGGACCGGTCGACGAACGCGGCGTGGGGCATGGGGCCGACCCCGCAGCACTCTATTTACATCACGGGTACGTGGGGTTTCGGTGCTGACACCGACCCGGCGGGGACGCTGACGGCGAGCGTCACCAGCGGCGCGGCGACGATCAGCGTGTCGGATTCGTCGCTCTCGGGGCCTGGTGATGTGCTGATCCTGGATCCGGGCACGTCGTCCGCGCCGTTTCCCACCTACCCGGGCACTGCGGGGGCGATCGGGGCGCTGACCGGTGAGCGGGTGCTGGTCACCGGCACGTCGGCCGTCACTGTGAGCCTCACCCAGTCTGGTTCCGGGTGCACGACGGCGAGCTCGGCGGACAACCTGCTCGCGACGACGGGCGCTGGGACGCTGAACGCGGGTGAGGTGATCCTGCTCGACAGCGAGCGGATGCTGATCCAGGAGATCAGCGTTGCTGGGGTGGCGACGGTGAAGCGGGCGTGGGACGGTACCGACCTGGCGACCCATTCGGCCGCGACGGTGTACGCGTACCGGACGCTGTCGGTGCTGCGCGGTCAGCTGGGCACGGCGGCCGCGTCGCACTCGAACGCCGCGACGGTGACGCGTCACCGGCCCCCGCCGATCATCCGGGACCTGGCCATCGCGGAAACGCTTAACCAGGTGCTGCAGGAAGGCTCCGGGTATGCGCGGACGGTCGGCTCGGGTGAGACGTCGATGCCCGCGCCCGGCATGGGCCTGGCTGAGAAGTGGGACGAAGCCCGCGCCGCGTATGGCCGCAAGGCCAGGAAGCTGGCGATCTAGATGCCCGGGGTATTCAAGGTCACGGCGCAGGCGAACATCACGGGGCCGATCGGTGACGGCCGAGCTGACCGGGCGCTGCAGGACTGGTCGGTGAACGTGGCGGCGGCGCTCGGCAAGGAGGGCGTCGACCTGCTGCGGGCGTTCCCGATGAACAAGACAGGCCGCGCTCACGGCGGGTTCCAGGCCAACCTGAACGTGCTGCAGCAGGGGCCGGTTGCGCGGATCAAGGGGCCGATGATCAAGGGTGTCGTCTGGTCGCCGTGGCTTGAGGGCACGTCCAAGCGGAACCAGTCGACCAGGTTCAAGGGGTATCACCTGTTCCGGCTGACCCGCCAGAAGCTGCAGGAGCGCGCCCCGCAGATCGGCCAGGACGAGCTTGACAAGGTGATGCCCCGGATCGGGGGCACCTGATGGCTTTCAACACCGCCGCCGTCAACGCCGTGTACGCCGCCGCGGTGTCTGCCGCGCTGCAGCTCGGCTGCTTCGAGGTGGTCATCCAGCATGAGCCGAAGGCGAAGCCGGTGACGGTGCCCGCCCTGGCGCTCTGGACGCAGGAGCTGCGTCCGGTCGCCGCCGTGTCGGGCCTGTCCGCGACGTCCGGCCGGCTGAGCCTCCGCGCCCGGGTCTACCTGAACTTCATGGGCAAGCCCGAAGACAAGATCGACCCGCTGCTTATCACGCTGACGAGCACGCTGCTGAACGCGTATTCCGGCGGGTTCACGTTCGGCGGGACCGTGATGGAGATCGACTTGCTCGGCGCGTACGGCGAGGCGCTGTCAGCGCAGACGGGCTACATCCACCACGACGACACCATGTTCCGGGTCGCCGAAATCAACCTGCCGATCATCATCGACAGCCTTTGGACGCAGGGAGCATAGATGGCGAAGCAAGGCGGTCTCGGAGCCAGGTTCCTGCTCGGCGGCTACGACATCTCCGGTGACGTGCAGGCGCTGGACAACGTCCACGGCGGCCCGGCGACCATCGACGTCACCGACATCACCCAGTCGGCGCATTCCCGCATCACGGGGCTGCGTGACGGCGGGATGGGCGTGACGGTGTTCTTCGACGTCGCGAACGCGCATCCGGTGCTGGACACGCTGCCGCGGACGGACACGCTGGGGATGTTCCTGCTGCCGACGCTGGCGGTCGGCGGTGCGGTGGCGTGCCTGAACGCGAAGCAGGTCAACTATGACCCGACCCGCACCGCGGCGGGTGAGCTGACCCTGAAGACCGAGCTGCAGGCCAACTCGTTCGGGCTGGAGTGGGCGCTGGCGCTGACCGCGGGACTGCGGACTGATACGACGGCGACGTCCGGCGCGGCGCTGGATAACGCCGCGGCGACCGGGTGGGGTGCGCAGGCGTATCTGCAGGTGACGGGGTTTTCGGGGACGTCGGTGACGGTGACGGTGCAGCAGTCGGCGGATAACTCGACGTGGATCACGCTCGGGTCGGCGTTCACCGCGGTCACCGCGGCGCCTGCGTTCCAGCGGGTCACGACAGCGGCGGCGAGCACCTTCACCGCCACGAACGCGACCCCCTGCGTGTTCACCGTGCCTGGAAGCGCGCTGGCCAACGGGGTGCCCGTCGAACTGTCCGGCGCGAGCCTGCCGACCGGGTTCACCGCCGCAACGGTCTACTACGTCGTGTCCAGCTCGGGGAGCACGTTCCAGCTGTCGGCGACCTCTGGCGGCGGCGCGATCGCCTCGACGTCGACGGGATCGGGGACGGTGACGCCGGCGGTGCTGCGGTACCTGCGGGCCACGACATCGGGCACGTTCTCCAATGCGGTGTTCGCTGTCGCGGTGAACCGGAACCTCTCGGCGACGGTGTTCTGATGGCGACCCGCGACTACCTGGTCCGCATGCCCCGCGACACCACCGTCCGCGCGGCATGCGAGGACGTGGGCTGCGAGAACTGGCAGTACGGGTGGGACTGCCTCATCGACGAGGACACTGCGCTGGGTATCGCGCAGGCCGCCTACATCCGGCGTGAGTGCGGCCGTGTCTTCACGGAGATGAAGGCGCCGGACGGGCTGACCGTGTTCCGGTTCCAGCCGCGCCAGCGGTGCTTTACGGAGCACCGGACGCGTCCCGCCCGGCTGCTGGTCCGTTCCGGCGGCCAGTACCGGGAGCACGTCTCCTTCAGCGATATCGCTGAGGACTACACCGAGCATGTCGGCCGCCTGGCCGAGCAGGCACAGAAGGGATAACCAGTGGCCAAGATCTCAGGTCTCGGCGCGACCGTCATCGTGCAGGACTCCGGTTCCGTCGCGCGGACCATCAGCAACGACATCACCGAATTCAACTTCTCCACCCCGCGCGGGGTGCAGGACATCACGGGTGTGGACAAGTCGGCGCATGAGCGGCTGCTGCTCCTCACCGACTACACCGTGAGCATGAAAGGCGTCGTGAACACGGCGGCGAACATGTCACACGCGGTGTTCTCGACCATCCCGAGCACTAGCGTGACCCGTTCGGTGTCCATCGCGCCGACCAGCAACAACTCCACGCCGATCCTGGTGGTCAACTGTGTCCTGTCCGACTATGCGATCACCCGCGCCGCGGCCGGCGAGCTGACCTTCGACGTCAAGGGGGACCTCGCTGACGGCGCTGTCCCGACCTGGGCCTGACCCGTGGGATACAAGCCGAAACGCACCGTCTACAAGCTGGATTTCAGCGACACCGAATACGCCGGCCTCGAGGTGGCGATCCGGGCTGGGTCGATCGATGACCTGCTCGGCCTGCAGGAGCTGGCCGACCAGGGGCAGATGACCGCGGACGAGGCGAAGAAGATGTTCGCCGGGTTCGCGGGGCTGCTGGAGTCGTGGAACGTCGAGGACGACAACGACAAGCCGGTACCGGCCAGCTTCGAGGGTGTCGCGTCGCAGGAACCCGGGTTCATCGGGGCGATCGTGCGGGCGTTCTTCGCGAATGTGGCCGCGGCGCCGCCCCCTTTGCCCGGCGGCTCGGGCTCTGGCGGGACCTCGGCGGCGGAATCGACGCTCGGACTGGACGCAACGTCGAGAAACCAGCGGAGCTCATAAGCGCGGAGATCGTGATCGGCCTGTGTGACCGGTGGCACAAGCTGCCATCGGAGGTGCTGGCCGAGGACGCGAGCGTGCTGCGGCTGCTGGACGTATACCAGCGGGGCCACCGGAAGGAAGAGGAAGGCGAGGAGGGAGGTGAGGGCTGATGGCAACCAACTACGTGGAAATCCAGATTAAGGCGTCGGATACGGCGAAGCCGGACCTCACCGACCTGAAGGCGAAGCTTGACGAGCTCGGCGCGAAAGTCGAGACGGCGAAAGTCGACGTGGATGACGCGGACGGCACGGCGAAGCTGCTGGCGATGAACGCGAAGCTGGCCGCGCTGAACGCGAAGGTCGCCAACCCGAAGATCAGCATCTCGGGTGCAGCGAAGGCCGAGGCTGACATCGCCGCCCTGGATGCGCAGATGCGGGCTGCCGGGAAGACGTCTGATGACGCTAAGACCCGGTTCGGGGCGTTCGGGCAGGCTGTCAACGCGCTGACGCTGGGGGTGCCCGGCGGTATCAGCGAGATGAGCATGTTCCAGAAGGCCGTAGCGGGGCTCGGTATCGCGACGGGCATCGGTGAGCCGCTGATCGCGGGGCTGACGGTCGCGGTCGGCAGCCTGGGCGCCGGGCTGGTGTCGGCCGGGGCGGGGCTGGGCGCGTTCGGCGTGATCGCGAAATCCAACTTCACCGCCGCGGGAACGGCCGCTAAGCAGGTCCAGACCGCGCAGGACACCTACAACGCGTCGATCGCCGCCGGGGTGAAGCAGGCCACCGCCTACAAGGCCGAACAGAAAGCCATCGGCCTGGCCTACGCCGAGCTGACCCCGGCGCAGATAACCCTGTCCAAGCAGATCGGCACAATGTCGAACCAGTGGCAGTCGTTCACCGCTGGTTTCGCGCCGATGCTCTCCGGGATGCTCGGCAAGATCCAGCCGGTCCTGGGGACGATCTTCGGTGCCATCGGCAAGCTCGCCACCTCGGCGGGCACCGCGATCCAGGCGCTGCTGCCGTCCCTGGACATGGCGATCAAGAGCAGCGGGTTCCAGAAGTTCATCACGATGCTGGCGGATAACGCGGGTCCGGCGATCGTGAAGCTCGGCGTGATCATCGGGAATGTGGCCCGCGGGATCGGCGGGATCTTGTCGGCGTTCATGCCGATGTCACAGGGGATGCTGTCGGGGATTGAGAAGATCACGGCGGCGTTCGCGAAGTGGGGCACCACCCTCAGCAGCCACACGGGGTTCCAGTCGATGATGTCGACGTTCAAGACGGAAACACCGCAGGCGGTCGCCGTGCTGAAGAACCTCGCCGTCGTGGTGAAGAACGTCGTCGCCGGGATGGCCGGCCTGGCGACAGGCAGTAACAGCATGACGTTGCTGAATGTGCTGAAGCCGCTGTCGGGGATCCTGGCGAGCCTGTCGAAGAACACCGATCTTGTGCGGATCGCGTTGTACCTGCTCGCCGCGGCGGACGCGGGGAAGAAACTGAGCACGGCCGTCGGCGGTATCAAGACGGCGTTCGGCGTGTTCAAGACCGGAGCGTCGGCCCTGGTCGACCTGCGGGCCGGGTTCACGAACTCGGCGGCCGCGGCGTCCAGCGCGACCGGGATCTTCGGGACGATCGGCGGGAAGATCTCGACGATCGGTTCCGCGCTCGCCACCGCCGGGTCCGCGGTCGCGTCGTTCGTCGCCGGGATGGTGCGGCAGCTCGCGCAGGCCGCTGTCGCCACCGGGGTGTGGATCGCCGAGCATACGGTCGCCGCCGCGGCGTTCATCGCGGAGAACGTGGCTATGGCCGTGTCCGCGACGGCGGCGTTCATCGCGGAGAACGCGGCGACCCTCGGCATCATCGCCGGGATCGCGCTGCTGATCGCGGGGATCGTCTACCTGGCTACCCACTGGTCGCAGGTGTGGGGCACCATCAAGTCCATCGCGTCGGATGCCTGGAATTTCATCTACAACGGGTTCGGTAAGTTCCTGCTGCCGCTGCTCGGCCCGGCCGGGCTGATCGCGCTCGGCGTGATCGAGCTGGCTAAGAACTGGACCGCGATATGGGGCACCATCAAGGCGGTCGTGTCCGCCCTGGCCGGGTTCTTCACCTCGACGGTGCCCGGCTATTTCAAGTCGTTGTATAGCGGCGCCGTGTCCTGGCTCAGTAGCCTGCTCAGCTTCGTCGCAGGCATCCCCGGTAAGATCCTGTCCGCCCTCGGGAACCTCGGGAACCTGCTGGTCAACGCGGGTAAGGCGATCATCCAGGGGCTGATCAACGGTATCGAGTCGATGTTCAGTGCTCTGGGGAGCGTGGCGTCGTCGGTCGGGAGTTTCATCGCGGGGCTGAAGGGGCCGTTGCCGAAGGACCTGGTGCTGCTGGTGCCGCACGGTAAGGCGATCATGACGGGCCTGATGAACGGCATGACGAGTCAGCTGCCGGCGTTGCATTCGACCCTGGATAACGTGACCGGCACGATTCAGGGCGGCGTGGGTGGCGGCGCAGCGGGCGGGGCTGGGGTTGCGGGTCCGGCGAAGGTGCAGCTCGAGCTCACGTCGAGCGGTGACCAGTTCTTGGTGTGGCTGCGTAATTCGATCCGGGTCAAGGGCGGCAACGTGCAATCCGTCCTGGGCACCGGCTGACAGAAGGGAAGAAGCGGATGGCGGACGAGAGCGACGGGATCAAGTGGCGGGCCTATGCCCGCGCCGACAAGTACTCGGCTGACCAGACCGCGTTCGCGGTGCGGGAGTCGGGGCTGGCCGAGCCGGACGGCGCGGTGCTGCGGGCGCTGTGCGGCGACCCGGAAGACGGGTACGTGGAGGCGCACGGGAACCTGCTGGTCACCGTGGGCCTGTCGCTGATCACCAACCTGCTGATCGGCGGCACCACCGCCGGGTCAATTAAGAACGCGCAGGCGATCTGCGGTACCGGCGCCACCGCCACCGCCGCGACTGTCGCGGACACGGCGCTCGGCGCGGACGGCGGCTCCGCCTACTACCAGCAGGCCGACGCGACCTACCCGTCCCGGTCGAACGGCGTCATGACGATGGTGTCGACGTTCGCGTCCGGCAACGGCAACTTCGCGTGGCAGGAGTGGTGCTGGGCGTCGTGCACGTCTGGCAGCATCACCGGCGGCGCGACCCTCGCATCCGTCGCGACCGGCGTCGTCATGTGGAACCACAAAGTCCAGTCGCTGGGCACTAAGGCGTCCGGTGCGTCGTGGGTCTTCACTACCACCATCACATTGAGCTGAAAGGAATCTCGTAATGCCAGGAACCTTGTGGAGCGCGCCGTCTTCGGTGCAGGGTATTTCCGCTGCCATCACATCCTCATTCACCACCGCCACGCTGACGGACATCTCGCCATCCCAGGCGCTGATCGGTGCCGGCACACTGAATGTCGGCACGCGCATCCGCCTGCGTGCAGCTGGCGAGTACACCGCCACCACCACGGCGTCGGCGCTGACATGGGGGTTCTACCTGTCTGCGGTAGGCACCGCGATTTCCGCAACGTCGTCGGCGACGCTGGCTGCTACCGCATCCACTGCTGCGGTCGTCGCCACTGCGTGGCCATTCATCTTGGAGTACACCGGGGTCGTGAATACGCTCAGCAAGGCGCAGAACGCGACCAGCGCCGTGATCGTCGGGCAGGGCTGGTCGCTACTCCCGGCGTCGCTGACCACGTTCACCGGCCCTATCCCCATGCCGCAGACCGCCGCGGCGCGGACTGTGACCCAGACCTCCTCGATCACCGGCCTGAACACCGAGACGAACCTATACGCCTCGATCGGGCTGACCGTCGCGACCAACACCGGGTTCACTTCCGTCACGGTGGACGAGCTGACCTGCGAGCTGATCGGCTGACGTCGGCCGCCCTGACAAGGATGCACGTACATGCCCAACGC